AAATCTGGATTTGGAATTAATTCTTCGTCTGCTGAAGTAGAAACCCCCGCTCCAAATTGTAAAGTAATTGTATTGTCAGCATTTACTCTAGTCTCAAATCTTCTAGATACCTTTTTTAACTTTAATAAATAAGGAGATACCCCTGATGAACCAGAATAATTCATATTTGAATATTGGTCATTCTTAACTTCATCAAAAATTGTATCTTGGGCTAAATAAGGAACTTCATACCATTTATTGTTATCTGAATCTACTATATCTAATATCTCTATAATATTAGTTTCATTTAAAATAATCTTATCGTATCTTTTAGGAGTGCCAAAAGTAAATGTTTGAGACTGAATTGTCCCTGCTACTGCTCTAGCCTTTTTCTTTAATAAATAATATACTGGATTGTTATTATTATCTACCTGATAAACTGATAATGCATCTGCTCCTGCTAATGCTATTGAGCTAGAAGTATAAACTACAGGATCAATTGTTCTAAATTGAACATTCGTATTAGTAGCGCTAACAATCATTTCTTGATTTACAGATAAAGAATAATTCCAGTCTGGATAATAAGTTGAGCCTGATTGAATTGCAGGTAATAATTGAAATACCTCTAATTCAACTGTCGCAGGTACTGTATTTTTTGGTTTATATCCTCTTTCTTGAGCTAACTGTAATAAATTAGATCTTTCAGTTGCGTAAGATAATAAACTTTCTTTTAATTGATTATCTGTATAGTACGAAAGAACATCGCCAACATACGACGCCATTTCAATAAACATCATACCTGGTGAAGTTTCATTGAAATCATTATATGTATTAGGGAAATAGCTCTTAGCAAACTCTATAAGAGATTGTCTAAAATTACTAAAGTCCTTATTAATATACTTTATATCTTTTTTTGTATTGTTATTTAACATTATAATATAGCTATAGTTCCTGATTGATTAATATCTAACACGATAGTTTGATTAGCGCCTTGGTTTGAAACTCTAAAATTAATAGTTACTGATAATCCATGCTCTGCTTGAGCACCTAACGCATCTATTTTTTGTTTTATATCTATGTTATTTATTATAATATATGGCATCCAAAAAGAAATGGCAGAGCTTATTTCATCTTTTAAATTTTCGCCTACCTCTGTTGTATTTGGATCAAATAATAAATTCATTATACCTGTTCCAAATGTCGGTAAATATCTTCGCTCTCCTTTACTTGTTAGCAAAAGGTTTTTTAAGTTAGATACTGCTTGATCTTCAGTACTGTAAGATAGTTCAAATAACCCTTTACTAGCGTTATTAAGTGGTAATTTAATACCTACTGCGACATCTTTTTCAGTATCTATTACAGGGATCTTACTTAAAATTCTTGCCATCTTTATTTACCCTTTTTAGCATTAATGGCTTTCATCAATGCTGTATAATCCTTTGTTAAAGCTTTTTCAACCGAAGGATCTAAATTTTCTATTTGAACTGGACGGCCATCTATATCTGTTTTTGGTAATATTGCTGCTGGATTAGATGACATCGTTGACATATTTCTCATTGAAGGCCATTCATCATAATCATTATGATTCATTTGAACTGGATTATATTCTTCTTCTAAAATACCATGAAATTCTTTATTAGAGAATCCTGAATTAGCAGTCTCATTTAAAATTTCATTAAGTAACGGATTACTAGAAAACAATTCCTTTTTAGTATTAGGTACCGGTTTCTTTGCTGTATTTAATGTCGGCTGCGCTTGACGCGTAGGTGCTTGAGTTGTTTTTGACGAAACTTTATCTAAGCTTTCATAAAGATAGTTCATTTCAGAGTGAACGGCTGCTTGAACTTCTTCTTTAATAATTTGTCTTAATTGCTTAAAGAATTTACTTGTATCCATATTGATTCTTTATTATAATTATCTATCTAAGTAAAGATTACTATAATTTTACTTTCGTAGATTTAAATAACCCAGGTGCAATAACAGTTGATATTGCTGCAGCAGCTGCTGATCCTACTACTGGTACGGTATTAAATGCTTGTACGATTGCATTTAATATAAGTTCTAGTTGTTCTCCATTAACTGCTGAATATACTGCCGGAAATCCTAAATTAATTGTCGTTGCTTCTAAAGTAATATCTTTAGATGATTCTAAAACTATACCACCTTTACTAGATATTGATATTCCATTTTTAGATGATAGTGCTATTTCTTTTTCTTTAGCATTTAATACTATTCTATCCGAACTCATTACAATTTGTTTTCCAGATAAATTCGTGCTAAACGTTCCTATTTTAATATTAGTCGTTCCTAATGGACCTGCCAATACTAAAGGTAATCTTTGAGTTGAGGTTAAATAAATAGATGAATCATCTTTCTTAATATCCTCAATTCTAAAGCCTTTATCTTTAGTTGATGTATTTTTTTTAGTGTTAGATATAATTAGTATAGGATCTCCAGGATCTCCTAATGTCCAAGTTGGTTGTTTTGTTACTCTTGATGTATTATTTATTGTTGAACTTAATCTAATTGCATTACCACTTCTTCCTTCAACTACTACATCACCTTCAAATAATTGTAAAGCATTTTGACCATCTAATAATTTAAATGTTTTTGTTGCCCTTTCTGGAGTAGAAATATTAGGGGAGGTGGCTACTCCTCTTGACGAATTTTGATAACTAACATTATTTGGTCGAGTAATTTCGCTAGAAGTAGGTATTCCATTATAATTAATACTTGATTGAATATTTACAGTTGATAAATAATATGTAGTTACTTTATCCCTATTTTTTCCTCCTGCTAAAGCTGAAGCCGCCGTTAATATTAATACTATTTCTCCTGGAACTGGAATAGTCTTTATATGAGCATCTAAAGGTATTGCAGTATTAGTATTTAAGTCGCTGAGTCCAGATCTACTTAAATACTTAAATCGAATAGTATAATAATTAGGCTCAGTATCTACTAAAAATACTTCTATTACTTCTGCTGATTCTAACATTATTTAATGGGCTTAGTTAAAGATTCTTCTATATCTTTATTGATTTGCGTTATTCCTTTTAAATCGCTTTGAATTTGTTTTAATTCATCCGGAGATAATATCCAATCTGCGGGTTGGTCTGCTTTTTGTTTAGCGTCAGTTGCTAACAGTCGTTGAACGACGGAAGTCATTTTAATTAACTGCTCGTCGTTCTTAACTCCTACATCTAAATATTCTTTTATAAGCGGAACTACAACTGCTGCATCATTAATATTTTTTACTAATGGTGATAGTTGCTGAATTAAATTATCTATCTGCTTATTTTTTTCTTTTTGATTTCCATGAATTTCTTTAAATACATCTGCTAAAGAAACGTTACCATAGATTGAATCATTTATATTTGCCATAATTATCTTTTAAATAATTATCTCTTAGTCTTAGTCTTTTGTATTCTAATTAATTCTTGAACTTTATATGGATCTAATCTTATCGAATCATATATTTGATAATTCTTATATAAGATAGCATATATAATCTTAATATTATTGACTGTTTTAGTTATTATTTGAGTCTTTAATCCGGTCCTTTCTCTTATTAAAATATATAAAGCTTTCTTATTAAAGTTTTCTATGTTATCTCTTGTTCTAAATAACTCTAATACTGAATCTGCTACCATCATTTCTTTTTGTGATTCAAATAAAATAGGTAAATTAGAATCTACAAAGGTTATAAATGCTTCTACAAAGTTATGGGTTTCTTCTACGAAATCCTTATATGCTTCTTCATTTATTAAATTACGCTCAATATCTATATTTTCTGTATCTACATTACTCTTTAATTTTTTATGACTCTTATTAATAAATAAGATTAAATAATTTCTAGCAATAACCGAGAAATAAGAAAATGCTTTACCACTTGCATGTACATATTTTCCTAATCTTTCAGCTAAAAAAGTAATAGTATCATTAGATAATTCTTGATATGATTCTGTATATTTCCACGCTTGCAATTTAAAAATCCAATTTTCAACTATCTTTTCAAATGGGGCTTTTATACTTTCATTATATATTCTACTCTTCTCTGCAAAGTCTGTTGATTGAATATAACTACATATAGCATCTTCCGTTGCTTGAGTAAAATACTGTTTTTTATCTATTGCTACTTCCATCTTCTTTTTCTATTTTAAGTATTAATTCCTTAGCATCTTCAACTGCCGTCTTTAACATACCAAACGTTTCTCCAACTTCATCATCAGTTTCAAACATTTTTTTTCTGTCTATCTCTTGCATTTTTTCAAGCAATGTCGTAAATTGATATTGAAGAAATAAAATATCATCTGTCTTAACTAATAATGATTCTTCATGCTTTTCTACTTTAATAAACAGCCTGAATATCATGT